AGGCCGTTACCCGTGCCGAGGCCGGGGTTGCCGCTGTGCTAACCGTCTCGGCCGCGCCCGGCGTCGCAGTCGCGGCGGCGGCCGTCGCGACAGTTGCGCGTGCCGTCGCGGTCGTCGCTGGCGTTGCCGTCGCGAGGGGCGCCGTCACGGCCGACGCGACCGAGGTTCCCGGCGCGACCGCTGGCGTCGCGGTCGCCGTCGCCTGCCCCGCCTCACTCGCCGCCGCTGTCCCGGCCGCGAGAGACGGCGTGACGCTCGCCGTGACGTGGCCGGTTTCCGAAACGGTTACCGATTGCTCTACCGTGTGAAAATTATCCCAGTATCCGACGAGTTCATCGACGACTGGAAACGCGCCAATACCCCCCGACGTATACGTCGTGTCCGTCGCTGATAGTTGGTCTACCTGCGTCCCGTCCTCCTCCTCCATCGTAAACGTCAGCCCGCCATTAGACCCCCAATCAAATCTAAGCAGGTACCACGTCTGACTGCTTATCGACGGGTTCGAATTCGCGAGTTGGGTACTGGTACCCGAACCGTCGTACCGACGCAAAGCCATACTATCGCCCGGGTTGAAATCCAGCGAGTAGTTCTGTTGCGGATTTCCCCCCTGATTTCCGATAGTCGTCCGTATCGTATACGGGTCAAACGGCGCCGACTCCCACCTCACCCATATCTCAACTACGTCCCCCTGAGATGCGGTTACGTCGGTTCGCCAAATCTCCCCATCATTACCATTCGTATTCGACTCTTTCTTGAGGGCATACGTCCCTGACTTCACGAGCGAGGTTTGAACCGTGTGGGTCCCCGTATCCCCACCCCACTCAGATATATCGCCGTCCTCAAAGTCGTCGAGGGTGGCCATCGCGGGTTATACCACCGGCTGAGTCGTGAAGTGGCCGATGACTAACGCCCACTCCATCGCAGTCAGGTCGTGCGATACGATACCCGCATTATTGAGGGCAGTTTCCACGTCAGACGGGTAGATGCGGTAGGCATCCGACTGGTTTTCGAGAGTAGTCAGGTCGGAACTCGCCGCGTACACGCGGCAGGCGAACCAGTAGTTTCCCGACCCGACCGGGATTTCGAACTCCTCACTCCCGAAGAATCGGTCTATTTCCGACCGCAGGGTCGGGGGGTCGCCATCATACAGATACTTCGGCCGGTATGGGTCGTCGTCTGCACCTGTCCCGACACGCGGCAAAACGAAAAACCCGTCTGCCATCCCGTCACGTCACCGTGAGTTCGAGGTCGCCCGCCGCGAATTCGAGCGTATCGATGCTTCCGATGTCGCGGTCCTGCGAAAGCGCGCCCGTCGCGACGAGGTGGTCGTTCGCGCCAGCGTCGCCCGTATCCACGGCCTGAAAGTTCACGATGTACGCCGCCGTGTCGACCGTCTCGCTCGTGGTTTGGTCGCTAAAGTCGAACGTGAGCGTCGAATCGTTTTCGAAGCCCCAGTCGCCGCTCAAGTCCGCCGCCGAGACGGTCGACGACTGGCGCGCGTAGTTCGTGTTCGTGGGTTCGGTCGTGATGGCCGCGATGTCGTCTGTGTCACCGAGGTTATCGGTGGCGTCGTTATACAGCGCGACGATGACCGTCGCGCCGTCGAACCCGTTTTTGATGAGGTATTCTTCCCCGAGGTCGGTCAGGATGTCTTGGGTCATGGGTTACTGTGTGTGCGCTGGTGGCATAGTTGTTCGGGCGTCACGGCCGCGCTTGGTACTGATACCCCGCCGCGATGTTCCACCGCCACATCGGCGGTTCCTCGTCGGGGTCGACCGTTCGCGTCATGGCGCGCGGCGCGAGAACGCGCATATCCGTCTCGGCCCCCGACGCGTCCGTCGCGGTCGCGTGGTCGCGCAGGATTTGCTCGACTTGCCACTTCATAAGGAACGCCGCTTTACGCGGGTTGAGCGAGACGCCGTTCGTCCCCGCGCGGTCGCGCGCCGCCCAACAATTCACGTCGACCGTGCCGCCGATTTCCTGCACGGGGCCGGCGCCGCTCGGGTCGATGCCCGTATAGCCCGTTTCGCCGCCGCCGACGGGTGACTCGTCAGGGTTTGAGATGGTGATTTCGTACACGTCGCCCTCGGGGTCGACCCACCCGTGATGGACGCTCGGGACGAACTGTTCGCCCGCGTCGTACAGCGTTTCGTCCCACGCGTCGCGAATCAGGTTTTTGACGAGAACTTCGGGCGCGTCGCGGACGCTCACGTTCGGACCGCCTCAATTTCGAGGATGCCGTTCGACCGCGTGGTGACTCGCGCCGCGATGTATTCGACGCCCTCGTGCGTGACGTACGTATCGCCGTCGCCCGTGTGGGTATCGGGCGCGGTCCGCCCGGAAACGTGCCGGTGCGTGCCGCCGTAGTCGAACAGGTGAAAGTCATCGGGAAGGTCGTCGTCGTACACGTAGACGGTCGCGTCGGCGTCGAGCGCGTCGCCTTCTTCGCTTCGGTCGCGCTGACTCGTCGCGGTCGGGCGGACGAACGCGTTGACGGTCGTCGTAACGGTGGTTTCCGTCGCGTCGTCCCAGTCGGTCGTCGTGTCGACCGACCGGATTTCCGTGCGGAGCGTCACGTCGTCGCCGTAGGTCGCGAGGCGACGCATGATGGCGCCCCGGGGAAAGCCGCGCGTCATTACCCAAGCGCCTCCGCAGGGAACGCTCGGATGGACGACCGTAGGTTCCCCGTATCCACGGGCGCGCGCTGTTTCGCCTCGCGCTCGATGGCGCGAGCGGTCCGGGCGACGATGTTCGCCATCGGCGTCGCACTCGACAGCGCCCGGCTTTCTATCTGGTCGAACTCGGTGCGAATGACGTACCGCGCGGACGGGAACAGGTACGGTTGGGCGGCCATCCGACTCGTACCGAACTCGACGTACGCGGCATATTCGGCGCCGACGCCGACAATCCACCGCGAGTCGTCGGTCCAGCCGACGCGTACGTCGTCGATGACCTCCATCGTTTCCGTCGCGCCGTAGACCGACATCCCGAGCGAGATACCCATACCGTTCTCACTCTCCCGGGTCGTCGGTATCCGCGCCGTACGTGGCGAACGTGGCCGATGGCTTCCCTTCGTCCGCGAGGACGCCCGTCGGGTCGACCGTAATGGCGAGGCGGCCGAAGCGGGTTTCCGCGAGGCCGGTTCCCGACTGGTTCGCGCCTTCGAACGTCGCGCTCGCGTCGCCTTCCGCGAACTCGGCTTCCGACGGGTCGCTCGCGTGAATGAAGTGACACGCGACGAGCGTTTCGAGACGCCGAAGCGTGTCGGCGTCGGAAATGTCGCTCGCAAGGCGGTCGGTGACGAACTGGTTGGCCGTATTGATGTGGAACTGGACACCCGGCGTGTCGAGTGCGGTCCCCTCGGCGTGTGCCGAATACACGTCGCGTACGTCCTGTTCCGTGGTGCGTGGCATGGGTGGGTGTGGGTCGTCGCCGCGTTATGCCTCGGCGTCGCTCGCGTGTCGCGCGAGTTCGGCGCGAAGCCGGTCGCCGCCCCAGTTGCCGTTGATGTCGTCGTACCGCGCGGCGAGGCCGCGAAGCGTCTGATAGCCGAACCCGGCGAGGTCGTCCTGCGTGAACTCGTCGGGAACGGCCGCGTCGTCGCCGTCGGACTCGTCACCGCCGGCCACGTCGTCGCCTGCGAGTTCTTCGAACCGGAACGGGAACGACCGGAGTTCCGCGTCGGTCGGGGTGATGAGGTCGCCGGGGTCGTACTCGACGACCGGGCCGTTCGTCGCGGCGCGCCGCTCGTCGGTGACGGCCGACGCGGCGGCCGACCGTCGGTGGGCTTTCCCGACGACACGGTGCGTGTGGTCAGTCACGGGTTAGTGACGGGCCTACGCGAGTAGTCCCGTCACGTTGACGACGCCCGACTGGCCCTGTTCGTCGGACTTGATGACGGGCGTCATGGACCCCATCACCTTCATGTGCATTTCCCACCCGCCGAGGTTTTCCCACTCGACGTTCTGCACGTCGGACGCGACCGCGAGTTGAATCACGTCCTCGGTGGGCTTGAACACGACGGCCTCGTCGTTCGGGAGCGCGTCGGCGCGCCGCCAGCGCGTGATTTCCGTGATTTCCTCGTTGAGCCGTTCGAGCAGGCCGCGCTCTTGGTCGGTCCCCGTGTCCCACCGACGGAGGGCCTGATACGCGTCGCGGCCGAAGTAGGCCCAGTAGCCCGTGTTTCCGGGGCCGTAGTTGTCATCTTCGAGGGTTTCGACCGCGGTCAGCACGTCGCCGCGAACGGTCCCCGCGTCGTTGCCCGAGAAGTCGTCCCAGTCCGACCCGGAGAACGAATTGACGTTCGGTTCGGCGTTCGACCCGCGAAGGCCGTACACCTGATAGCCGTCGACCGTCGACGACCACCCGTTGAACACGAGGTCCTCAAGGCCCTCCATGACGGAGCGAGCGGCCTTCGTCTGGTTCTGCGTGTCGAGCGACTGGCCGAGGTTACGGGACGGCATCAACTGCGTCCGCACGTCGAGCGTGAACCCCTTTTGGACGATGGGGAGCGGGACGCCGTTGAGCGAGAAGGCCGACGCGTCCTCGCCCTCGCCGGACGCGGGACTCATGTCGACCTCGGCGTCACCGAACTCGTTAGTCGACTGGTACTCGTGGATGAGCGTCGACAGGTCCGAGTTGATGACGAGGTTCGACGCGCGCAGGTCGTCGACGATGACGAGATTGTCCTGCGCGACGGTGACGAGGTTTTCGTCGAGCGCGACCCACTCGTCTTTTTGGAGTTGGGCCTGCGCGCCGAAGGACTGGCGCGACGGCTGTGACGCGTAGCCACGGAGTTCGGCCACACGCTGTGCCGCCGCGTGGTACACGTCCGACTGTTCGTCGGCGCTCGGGTCGTACTCGCTGGCGAGAACGGCCTGTGCCGTGAACTGTTCGAAGGACGTGCCGGGGGCGTTCGCGCGGGCGTCGTCGGCCGCCAACACCGCAGGGTCGCCGCCGGGATTGGTTGGGTTTGCACTCATGGTTATAGCACCCGCACTTCCACGCGGTCACCGGACCCGCTGGCATCTTCGAGGCCGTACGCGACGGCTTGGCCGTACGTGTCACCGCCGCCCGTGTCGAGCGGGATGAGTTGGCCGGAGCCGTCGTGTTTCAGTAGCGCCTCGGTCGAGATGTCGATGGCCGCACCTGCGATGGCGTCGACTTCGACGCCGGGCGGGCAGTAGTGAAGCCGGACACGCTCGCCGTCGCCCTGTCCGTCGGCCTTGTCGTCGTTCGGGTCGAACGGCAGGCCGACGACGGTGGGTGGGGCGGCCTCGCCGGCCGGTGCAGGAATATACTCCCCGCTCGCGGTCGGGTCCTCGACGACGAAGTGGCCGGGGGTAAGCGTCTGTCCGGCTTCGCCTTCGTCAGTGATGGTTTCCTGCGCGTGCCGGGTGACGACGGCATCGTCCGCCATCGTCAGTCACCCCCCTCCGAGCGGGTCATGGCGGTGAGCGCGCCGACCGATTCCACGCCGTCCGGCGTGTCGTCCGCGTCGGCATCGGCACCGCCGGCCTGCCCGAGACGGTTGACGGCACGCGCGCCGCCGCCCGTCGCGGACCGGCGCTCGCTGACCTGTTCGGCCAGCGCCTCGATGGCCTTGTCGTTCCACTCCGCGATGTCGTCCGCGTCGTGGTCCGTGTGGGCGGCGATGGTGTCGATTTCGTCCGACAGTTCGGACGCGCGCTGTTCTTCGATGCGGTTCTCCAGTTCGGTGATGCGCTCGACGAGGTGGTCGACGGTGGCGTCGTCCGCGTCGCCGTCGGCGGCGTCGGCCTGCCCGTCCGTGGGCGGGTCCGCGTCGCCGCCGTCGTCGGTGGCGGCCGACACGCAATCGCAGAGCGACGACAGTTCGTCGTCGCTCATGGCTTCGAGCGTGTCGACGCTGACGCCGGTTTCCTCGGACAGCGCATCGAGGTTGATGTCGTTTTGCATGGGTTCGGGGTCGGTGCCGCCGTCGTCGTCGGGCGTGACGGTGACGAGTCGGGCGAGCGTTTTCAATCGCGACATGAGCGACTGTTCGTCGTCGGTCATGTCGGCATCCGCGTCGACAGTCTCGTCGTCGGCGGCGGCCGTCATGGCCGCGCGCCACCGCGACGGGTCCGTTTCGCCGTCTGACACGAGGTCGGCCGTGGCCGCGCGCGGCAGGCCACACCCATCCTCCCATGAACACGCGCCGGTTTCGTTCGGGAGCATCGCGAGGTGGTCCGGCATGATGTTCCGAACCGTGTACGAAAACTCGGTGTCGTCGAACGAACCGCCGTCGTCCTCGATGTCGTGCCAAAAGCCGATGGACACGTCGAGCGGGTCGCCGTCGGCAAGTGCCGTTGCGACCTCCATCGCGTACTCGCCTACCGTGTCGACGCGGGCCACGTCCAGCCACGCTTCGCCCACGAGTTTCGACCCGTCGTCCGTCGCTTCGACGTTTCGGACCGTGCCGATGGCCATGTCGTCGAGATACGGGTCCTCGTTTGCCGACGTGAACTCACCGTCCGGCGTGAGCGGGTGGCCGCTCATACCGTCGGGGAGGTCGTCGGGGAGTTGGTCGTGCGCGGCTGTCCCCGGTTGGGGCGGGGCGGTTATCGGGCGACCGTTCCACCCGTTTGCCGAGTAGGCGATTTCACTCGCCGGGACGTACCCGTCCTTTAGCACGCCTTCGGTCACCATGACGACCGGCGCGACGAGGTGCGTCCGACCGAACAGGTCGGCCGTGCGTACTTCGTCCGCGTCCGGTGTCGCGGTGAGCGTGCGAAAGTTCATCGTGTGGGGAACCGCGTGTGAAACGCGGTTGAGTTGAATATCAACTGCATACGACAAGAAGGTTCGGGTACGATTGAACGGGTTTCGCCCCGAAACACCCGTTCCCGTACGCGTCCCCGCTACGTAGCGGACGGGACGGGGAGCCACGCGCACCGGCAGTTAGCGTGAACCGGTATGACGTTCCACGCGTTATCTACCGAGATGGTCATGCCTTCGAGCGCCGCGCACTCGGGACACACTCGCTCGTCGCCCGCTGTCGTGAACTCGACGAGCGCCGTCACGCCGTCGATGCGGTCGCCCATATCCGCGTACCGGGTGAGCGCGCCGATATTGTGGGCGCGAACCGTCTCGGTCCGCGCGATGGTCCGGGCGCGAGTCAAGCCGATAGCGTCCACGCGGTCGTTCAACTCGCGCGCCGTTTTTCGCGGGTTCCACCCCTGCGCGAGGCCGTCCGCGAGCGTCCGAGAAATGTTCTGCGACATGGCCTCGGTCACGCCGTCGAGTTCGCGAAAGACCCGCGTGAACACGGACCCGACCGCATCCGCGTGTTGGGGCGCGCGAAACACGGCCTCAATCGTCGCGGCCGGTGGGATAACGCCCGCGTCGACGAGCGCCGCGTCGGCGTGATTCACGCCGCGTTCGTACGCCGTGCGGAGGTACGTCGTTTGCCACGTATCCGAGACGGCCGTTTCCCGACCCGGGACGCTCGACGTTTCGAGAATGCCGCGCTCGACCTGTTCGTCTAACCAGTCCATAAACGCGTCTATTGTATCCGCGTCACTCGGCAGGTCGAACTCCCCGAGGTCCGGTGGGTCGAACTCGGTTTGATACGCGGCGGGAACGCGCGTCGCCGCCTCGCCTTCGACGCGGTGTTGCCACGTCCCGCATACCCGGCGGGCGTTCTCGTCGTCCATACCCGAGTCGACGAGCGTGTCGACGCAGGTGTCGAAATCGGGAAATCGCTCGGGGTCGCCCGGCGGCCCGATGGGATAGCCCTGTCCCGTGTCGCGGCCGGCCGTGCCGGGGGGTTCGGGTGGCGCCGCCCCCGGCCCGGGCGTCACGTCACCGAACACGCGGCGGTCGATGACCGCCTCGCGAATCACGCCTTTGAGCGCGCGAAACCGGCGGTACGCCTCGGCCGCGTACCGCTTGCGAATGGTTTTGGTCGCCGTCGGGTCGGGTGACGAGTGCGGCCACGGCCGCGTACGGTCGCCCGCTTGAAACGTCAGGTCGAGCGGGTCCGCCCGGGCGACCCGGCGCGTACTGTCGTGGGCCGCGCCGTCCGGGTCCGGCGCGTGACTCGTTCGGCCGTCGTCTGACCCGTCGGCGCTCATGGCTCGATGCGCTCTAACACGTCACCGAGGTCCACGTCGTCGTCGCCGGGCGGCGGCCCATCGCCGTCCGCGTCGTCGGGCGGCGCGTCGCCGTCGTCGTTTCGCGGTGGGACCGGCACCTCGTTTTCGTCGTCCTCGATGAGTTCGGGGTCGGCACTCGGGTCGAGCGACGTTTCCTCACCGAGTTCGGGGTCCCATCCGAAGATGTTTTCGCGTATCTCCGCGTCCGTCGCGATGGCGCCCGGGTCGCCCATCGGCGCGGCGTTTTTGAGCGCCTGCGCTTTTTGGTTCATCAGTTCGGCGCGTTCCAATTCGTTGAGTTCGAACAGTTCGGGCCACTCGATGTCGTAGCCGTCGCCAGCGGGGGCGGGGAGAACGCCGAGGTCGATGAGGCGGTCCAAGAGCGGGCGGAGCATCATCGGCCCGCAAAACTGTTCCCGGCGTTCCATGATGCGGCCGTAGAACGTCGCGCGGTCCTGCGTACTCGCGAGTTCGCCGCGTTCCGACCCAGTGAGGATACGCTTCGGGATACCCGACTGCCCGGATAGCGCGGCCGTGTTCCCGTCGAGCGCGCCCGTCGGGTCGGGGTCCGACCCCTCAATTGAATTGAGGTCTGTCCGTTGCGTCGTCAGGACCGACCGCAGGCCGTGTATCATTTCCTCGGCCTGTTCCGCTACGTCGTCCGCGTCCGGCGGGCTGGCGTCGCCGTCGTAGTCGAGATGGATACGCCGGTCGGCCGACCGCCAGTAGGCTTCGGCGGACCCGCCGAGGATTTTTTCGCGGTCGCGGAGCCGGTTGAGGACCGGCTTCAACCGGGGTTTGCCGTACACTTCCGAGTCGAGTAGTTCCTCCGCGCCGTGGAGGACGCGCGTATAATGCACGTCCGCCGTGCGCGTCCCGCCGGTCCCGGCGTTCAATTCGAGGCGGTACGACTGGGGGAGGTCGAACCGTTCGTGCATCGGGTTCGTGACGAAGTTGATGCTCACGACCGACGACTGTGTGAAGATAGACAGGTACGCGAGGTCGGCATAGTCGTACGCGTTTTCCTCGGCGGGGTCGTCGAGCGACGGACCGTCCGCGTCGAGATTGTCCGCGTCCGGTTCGTCCGATTCCGCGAGGCCGAGCATCAGCAGGCCGTACTGGCCGAGGCCGATGGCTTTGTCCCACCGTTCGAGGTAGTGCAGTACGTCGTGGTCGTCGAACAGGTCGTCGACCGCGCGTTCGAACTCGGTTTCGGCTACTTCGTCCGTGCCGGCGTCGGCGTGGTCTACGATGTCCGGGCGGTCGCGCCACGCGGTCGCGGCCGGCGCGTTGACGAGCGTTTCCGCGATGTCGCCGCGTTCCCACCGGCCACGGTAATCGGTCGTGTCGGGGTCCTCCTCGTAGCCGAGTATATCGTACAGGTCGCGCGCCCCGTTATGCGTCAGGCCGAGTTGCTGTTGAACCGCGTACCGCGTAAGACGGGCGCGGTCCGCGAGCGCCGCCGCGCTATCGGGGTCGCGGCCGGTCGCGTCATCGGGCGTGGCCATACACCGTGTGGGACCGCACGCGCCTTAGACCTTCCCCGTAGCAGGGGGGTTAGCCCCACCCCATGCGCTCGGGCCGCCCGCCGAACTGTGCGGCGAGGGCGAACGCGTC